CCCCGATGCACTGCCGAAGACTATGGTCATGGCAAAAGAATTACGTGGACACGTGAACGATGTTCGTGTACTACGATTGAATGACGATTTGAAATATCGTAACCCCGAAGATATGGAGAAGTTATATGGAATTATCACTAATTAGAAGTTTAATGAATAGGTCATTTTACGATGACCACCGTGGATCACGTTGTCCTGACAGATTATTCAGTAAGGATGTTCGTAAGATCAAACAGGCGATTGATACCGCTATGGACAGATATGAACGCACTGTAACACCTGATGAGATTGAGGCATTGTTTATGTCTAACAATCCGACTCTGACTACAGCACAGAAGCAAGCCTACTCTGCCCTGTTTCACAAGATCAAAGGTGAAACACCTATGGGTAGTGATATAGCACAAGAAGTGTTATCTAAACTGTTTCAACAGGTAGTGGGCGAGGACATCGCCAATTTAGGCTTTGATTATGTAAATGGTGACAAGTCAAGTCTTGAGCCACTACGTATGCTACTTGAGCAGTATGGTGATGACTTCACCCCTAATTTAAATGTGGAGTGGGATGACATTGAGATTGAAACACTGCTTGCACGTAATGACCTTGAGGCACGTTGGACATTCAATATCGCTAGTCTTACACGTAAGGTAGAGGGCGTGAATGCTGGACACTTGATTGAGATTGGTGCTAGACCGAATACAGGTAAGACATCATTTCACGCCAGCTTGATTGCTGCACCGGGCGGCTTCGCCCATCAAGGTGCGAACTGCATCGTCTTATGTAATGAGGAAGGGTATCACCGTGTGGGTGCTAGATACCTGACTGCTGCAACAGGCATGACCATGCGTGAGGTAAAGGATAATCCGGCTAAAGCACGTGAGTTGTATGCACCTGTCAAGGAACGCATCAAGGTTAAAGATGCCACAGGACGGGATATGAATTGGGTAGAGTCCATCTGTAAATCGTACAAGCCGGACATCGTTCTGCTTGATATGGGTGACAAGTTTGCCAAGACAGGGGGCTTTGCTCGTATGGATGAAGCTCTAAAAGCTAATGCAGTACACGCACGTATGATCGCCAAACAGCATGATTGTGCCATGTTCTATATGTCGCAGCTATCTGCTGATGCAGAAGGTAAGGTTCTGCTTAACCAATCAATGATGGAAGGCTCACGCACAGGTAAGGCTGCTGAAGCTGACTTGATGGTACTGATTGCAAAGAACCCTGTAGTCGATGGACAAGATGAAGAAGACACCCAGCGTCATTTGAATGTCGTTAAAAACAAGTTGACAGGCTGGCATGGCGTGGTACACTGTGAATTACAATACCAAACAGCGAGGTACACAGTATGATCAAAAGCGATAAAGAGTGTATATGTGACGGAGAAGACATTGAGTACAGAAAGTCAGATATACCTGACTTAGAGTGGCTGTTAATACAGGCAGAAAAAGCTGCCAAGCAGTGTGCCAAGGACAATGACCATAAGCTGCAGTATTCTAACAGACATAGAAGAGAAGCACAGCGAATAAGAAAGCTAATAGAGTTAATACAGCTTTGCGGTGTAGTAGAAGACTACGATCATGGATTAGCACTAGTTAATAGAAAGTTTATTGTTAGTCTTGCTGACAACAATTGGAGAATACTAGGAAAAAACAAATGGTATAGGCACAAGAATAACCTAAAGCATTTTGTTGATAACTACGTATATAAGGAGTGGAAGAATGAAACTAACACTTGATGTAGAAAACACCGTCACTAAGCGTGATGGCAAAATGCACCTAGACCCCTTTGAGCCAGAGAACTCACTGACTATGGTTGGTGTGCTTACTGACCAAGGCGTTGAGCAGCACTTTCCATTTGACCATGCTGATGTACCCTGCCAAAAAGATTACTACGAACGTGTGCAGTGGTATCTTGACCAAGCTACTATCATCATTGCGCACAACGCTGCTTACGATTTGATGTGGTTATGGGAGTCAGGTTTTACTTATGATGGCCCTGTGTTCGACACAATGCTGGCTGAGTATGTCTTGCAGCGTGGGGTAAAAGAACCACTAACGCTTCAGGCTTGTGCGGAACGCTACGAGTTAGATACCAAGAAACAAGACACCTTGAAAGAATACTTTAAGCAGGGATATAGTACACGTGACATACCATACAACGAGTTGTGTGAGTACCTATCTGCTGATCTACACGCTACGCAGCAGTTATCTGATAAGCTAATATATCGTTTGAATGTGGCTTCGGATGCGGGGTTAATGGATACCGTAACGCTAAGTAATCAGGTTGCTGTTTGTCTTGCACGTATATATCAGCGAGGGTTCAAGGTTGACTTGTCTGTACTTGACAGTGTGCGGGATGAGTTTGAGGCTGAGAAAGAATCCTTACAAACAGAATTACAATCGCAGGTTCGTAAAGTAATGGGCGATACTCCTATCAATCTGAATAGCCCAGAGCAATTGTCTTGGGTTATTTATGGACGTAAAGTCATTGACAAGAATGATTGGTCAGTAAGGATTGACCCATACATGGGTGTTGATGCTTTTCATCAGATGATGTTGCAGGGAACAGAACGACTATATCGAACTGTTGCACAACAGTGTAAAGATTGTGGTGGATCAGGATATATACGAAAGACTAAAAAGAATGGGGAGCCATTTGCAAAACCTAGTAAATGCAATACGTGTGGTAGTGAAGGGTTTTTATTTATTCCAACTGACACACTGGCTGGATTTAAATTCAAGCCGCCATCAGCAAAGTGGGCAAGCGCAAACGGTTTCACAACCAGCAAGGTCAACCTAGAACTTCTGGAATCTACAGCTAAAGGTAAAGGTATGACCGATGCGGTAGACTTCCTGCATAAAGTACGGCGGCTATCCGCTGTCGATACTTACCTGTCATCTTTTGTTGATGGCATCAAAACACACACCAAACACGATGGGCTGCTTCACGTACGTCTTTTACAGCATCGTACATCAACAGGCCGTTTGTCTGGTGCTGATCCAAATATGCAGAACATGCCACGTGGCGGCACGTTTCCTGTTAAGAAAGTATTTGTGTCACGATTCGCAGGTGGCAAGGTAATGGAAGCTGACTTTGCACAGTTAGAGTTTCGTGCCGCTGCTTACCTATCACAAGATGAGGTTGCTATTGAAGAAGTATCTACTGGATTTGATGTACATGCATATACCGCTGAAGTTATTACCAATGCTGGTCAGCCTACGAATAGGCAGGATGCGAAAGCGCATACCTTCGCACCACTCTACGGTGCAACCGGATACGGCAGAACAAAAGCGGAAGCAGAGTACTACAAACATTTTACAGAAAAATACCAAGGAGTCGCAGATTGGCATTCCAGATTGGCTAAAGAGGCTCTGAATACAAGAAAGATAACTACACCTAGCGGTAGAGAGTTTGCATTTCCCGATGTAGTGCGCAAGTCTACTGGACGTGTCTCACACTTTACGCAGATAAAAAATTACCCTGTGCAGTCGTTTGCTACAGCAGACATTGTACCAATAGCCTTACTACACATAGATGAATTGCTAAAGGGTATGCAGTCGTGTATAGTGAATACCGTACACGACAGTATTGTTATTGATGTTCATCCAAACGAGGAATCTCAAGTAATCAATGTTATAGATGAAACCAATAACGTACTACCACAACTTATAGCTGCACGTTGGGGTGTTGACTTTAATGTGCCGCTACTTTTAGAAGCAAAAATTGGCCCGAATTGGCTTGACACTACGGATGTAACCTGATATAACTATGGCTCATTCACTTATGGAAGGAGATAATATATGACACAATTGACAACAATAAACACGAATAATTATGCAGCTATGGCTAAAGCTATGGGCATTGCTAATGAGGCTAAATCCTCAAGTAAGTCCAGTTCTTTAGCTAGACTTCGCATTAATCACGCACCTATTATGGGTATCGCCGAAGTAAAGGGCAAGAAGGTAAACGTGGAAGTTATTGAGGGCGGTGCATACAAGTTGGAGATTCCAGATGGCCCGACTTACTATGCTACTTCTGTCAAGATTCGCACATTCCTGCAACGCTTCATGTATAAGCGGTACGTTAACGGCGGTGCATCGTCACCAAATCGCTTTATCAAAAGCATTATGGCTGATGACCTGAACATAGACTTGAAAGATAATGAAGGAAGCTTCAACTGCGGAAAACCTGCGGGGTATGTCAAAGACTTCAAGGCTCTGCCAGAGAAGATGCAAGAATTAATCAAGTCAATTAAACGTGTTCGCGTTATTCTTGGTACAGTTGAATTGATTGATCCTATGAATGATAAAGGTGAACCTGTTGATGTTCCCCTTACCCCATTCATTTGGGAAGTAGACAATCGTGATGCATTTAAGGAAATGGGTACTTGTTTTAATACCCTCGCAAAAAGGCAGCGTCTTCCAGTACAGCATATGATCACGGCTAATACTTCTGAACGAAAGATACCAACAGGTGCATCTTTTTACGTGCCTGTAGCTTCTCTGGATATGTCAAGTACTCTTGATATTACAGATGAAGACCAAGTAATGTTTGGTGACTTTCTATCTTGGGTTGACAATTACAATGACTACATCGTAAATAAGTGGGCAGAGAAAGCTAACTCACACATGGACGATGAAGATGTTGACGTTGTTGACACAATGGTTGATATTGAAGTAGAAGAAGAGGTGGCGTAATGAACCATCCTGCTGAACTAGCATTGCATCAGTACATGGAAAATGCTGTCAAAGGTGACAGCACTATCTCTGATGACACCATTCAGCAAGTAGCTAATGATGTTGCTGATGCAATGCGCAGACAGTTTGGCAGTGGTAAGAAGAGGGGCGATTTTAGATTACGAATGTCGAATATAGGTCGTCCCACTTGCCAACTCTGGTACGAAAAGAATAAACCAGAAGTTGCGTTACCATTTCCAAATACATTTATGATGAACATGATGCTTGGAGACATCGTTGAGGCTGTCTTCAAGGGTGTTCTTAAAGAAGCGGGGGTACAGTATGAAGATAGTGAAAAAGTTAGCCTTGACTGCAGCGGGACTGTTGTTAATGGGTCATATGATATTGTCATTAACGATGCTGTCGATGATATTAAATCAGCTTCAGATTGGTCATACAGAAACAAGTTTGATTCTTACGACACCCTCGCAGCAGGTGATGGTTTCGGATATGTCGGGCAGTTGGCTGGATACGCAAAAGCATCTGGTAAAAAAGTCGGTGGTTGGTGGGTTGTAAATAAAGCCAATGGCTCCTTTAAGTATGTACCAGCTACAGGACTTGACTTAGAAGAAGAAATAGGTAAAATAGAAAAGACCGTTAAAACAGTAAAGGAGAATAAATTTGAAAGATGTTTTGAACCAGTACCAGAGAAGTTTAGAGGTAAGGAGACAGGTAATCAAATACTTAACAATGGGTGCAGGTTTTGTAGCTATCGTTTTGATTGTTGGCCTACTTTAACAGAAAGAGCAGCGGTTAAATCACAAGCAAAGAATCCACCTGTAACCTCATACATAGGAGATGTAATTGCTGCATAAAGCAAAACGTGCGGCAATCAAACATGGGTATCGTAGTGGGCTAGAGCATAAAGTTTCAATCTATCTCAAGGAACGTAATCACACGTTCATGTACGAAGAAATAAAGATTGAATGGGAAGACCTAGCCTACCGTACCTACACTCCTGATTTTGTGTTAGATAACGGTATTATAATTGAAACAAAGGGCAGGTTTATGGCGGCAGATAGACGCAAACATATCGCCATAAAAAAACAACATCCTAAACTTGACATTCGCTTTGTATTCACTAATAGTAGGTGTAAGTTAAGTAAAGGTGCTAAATCTTCGTATGCAGATTGGTGTATTAAAAATGGGTTTAGATACTATGATCGAATCATACCAGAGGATTGGCTAAAGGAAAAAGGTAAAAACAAGCATCCAAAGTTTATTAAGTTTGGCGGCACAAAAGTAAAAAGGAGATAAGTATGAAAATGATTGACAAACTATCTAAAGAAGTACAGAATGAAGACTTACTTATACGTGTCAGACCATTCGCTGATAATGACGGTAGGTGGACAGGCGAAGTTGATATATCCATAATGGCTATGCCTGACAATCCTTTGGATGACGAGGACTATTATCAAGTTATGCATTTTGCTAAAATGCTGTGTGCTGCCGTCCCTGTAATGGAAGAGGTAGAAGAAATAAGAAATATTATTCACGAGTATGTCCTCAAAGTTATTGACAACGAGGATGAGATTGATATAGATTTAGAAGAAGAAGAAGTAGGTGTAGAAAAAACTTACGATGGTAATGTCGTACATCTTACCTTTAACAGTAAGACAGGGGGTTCAGCATGAGTAGACACGAAGCATATATGAAACAGGCAGCAGAATTAGAGTATGCAGGTAAAAGAGCTTGGGTTAATGTGGATATGGTCAATAGTCCACCTCACTACAATCAATCTGGTATTGAATGTATAGCTGCTATTCAAGCTATGCTTGGACCTAACTTTAAATACTATTTACAGGGTAATATAATGAAGTATCTATGGAGATTTGATTACAAACTGAAACCGTTGGAAGACTTAGATAAAGCTGATTGGTATTTAGAAAAACTACGAGAAGAGGTTATGGCAAATGATGAGAGTTAAAATGTTCATTACCATAGATATTGACGATGAAGAATACCCTGTTCCAGCAGATGGACAGGTTGGAGAAGAAATAGAGGAAAGCATCCAAGAATACTTTTATGATATTGAAGGTGCTACCATACGAAACATTAGAACTATTATGGAGTGATAAAATGATAAGCAACCAATTACCAACAGACTACCAAAACTTTATTGCTCTTTCCCGATACGCACGATGGAAAGAGGATGAGCAACGAAGGGAGACATGGAGT